TAATACCAGGAGTATTTGCATATACAGATAAAGTAGCAGCACCTTGGTTTGCACCAGCAGGTTTAAAACGAGGAGTACTAGGAACTACAGTAGTGGGAGAGCGAAAGCTATCGCAGACTACTAGAGATGAGCTATATACAAGTAAAGTAAATCCTATAACATACGTAAACGGAGCAGGATCAATAGTGTACGGACAGAAAACCTTACAAACTGCAGCATCTGCTTTAGATAGAATAAATGTAAGACGTCTGCTAATAGAGATGAAAACCTACTTTGAACAAATAGCAGGAGGAATAGTATTCGAACAAAACTCTGCTGCTACTCGAAATAGCTTCATAAACAAAGTAACACCTTACCTAGAAAGCATTCAACAAAACCAAGGATTATATGCTTTTAAGATAGTAATGGATGAAACAAATAACACAGCTGACGTAATTGATAGAAATCAACTAGTAGGACAGGTATACATACAACCTACCAAGACTGCTGAGTTCATTTACTTAGATTTTAACATCACACCAACAGGAGTAGCTTTTCCAAGCTAAGAAAGTAATTAAAAGATAAATTAAACTATTTATAACTAAATAAGACAACGACATGGCAATATTAACTCAAGACGAGATTTTCTTCACACAGTTCGAACCTAAAGTACAGAACAGATTTATCATGTATATGGACGGCATACCGACCTATATGATTAAAGGCTTATCAGGACTAGGCTTTGAGCAAGGAGAGATTATACTTAACCATATAAACACCTATAGAAAAGTAAAAGGTAAATTAAGATGGAATGATCTTTCTATGACATTATTTGATCCGATCACTCCTTCAGGAGCTCAGGCAGTAATGGAATGGACTCGTTTACATCACGAATCTGTAACAGGTAGAGACGGCTATAGTGACTTCTACAAAAAAGATTTAGTAATAGATATAGTAGGTCCTGTAGGAGATGTTGTATCTGAATGGGTAATTAAAGGAGCATTTATTAAGAATGCAGCATTTGGAGAACTTAACTACGATAACGATTCAGCAGCACAGACTATTACTGTATCAATAGGAATGGATTATTGCGTTTTGAATTTTTAAGCAGTATACAATTTTTAAAAGATGTAATAAACTTCTACTTTTCAAGATATCAAGACCTGGACCGAACATCCAGGTCTTTTTGTTTACCGTGGAGTTGCTATTTAAAGGTAAAAATCTTATATTTATAAAGAAATAAAACTATGTGTGGATGCGGATGTAATACTTGCGAGACTAAACCAGCAGTACTTTTAAACGAAAGTAAGGCACCTAAAGAGATACTCTCAGAAGGTTTAAGATATCATTTAGAACATAATAGACCTTTAACCGATCACCTGTATAGAGCAGGATCAACAAAATACTTCGACCTATTCGCAGAAGCAAGAGCTCTATACGCTAGAGAGATATTAGAATTCTCAGGATCTGATTTAGAAATACTAACAGAAACCGATTTAGGTCATTTCGGAATGTTTGAAGGTAAGAAAGTTCCTTTAGATTTCCCTATGTTAGATGAAGAAGTAAATAATAGGGATTTAGATAATGCGGTTTATAGGCTTGAAAACGTTTACAGGTATTTAGATATTGAATATAAAGAAACCAGAAGAGGTGAAAAGTATGTTCAAATTAATTATATACCAGTAACATCTCCCCAAAGTCAAAATCCTGAATTTGTTAATGTACGATATAATAATGATGAAGATTTAGAAATAATCAAAAATCGTTTAGATTTTCCTATTGAATTAACAGAAGCTAAATACCAAGGTAAAACAGTACAGTTAAGCTCTCCAAAGAGAGGCGGCAGTAAGAAGTTCTTTGTGTATGTTAAAGATCCAAAAACTAAAAACATAAAAAAAGTATCTTTCGGAGGAACTACAGGGCTAAATGCTAAGATAAACGATCCGAAAGCTAGACAGAACTTTGCAAAAAGACATAACTGCGCAGAAAAGAAAGATAAAACTAAACCGGGATACTGGTCTTGTAGACTTCCAAGATATGCAAAACTACTCGGACTTAAATCATCCTTCAGTGGATTCTGGTAAACCGTATACTAATTTAGAAGTTACCGACGATTATATTATCCGTGAATTTAGCGAAAATATAGATCCAATCGAACTCCTTTGGCATCGTGATGATGAAGATAGGACAATTGAAATACTAGAAGATACAGATTGGCAAATACAATTAGAAGATAAGTTGCCTACCTCCTTAAAGGATCGTATCTTTATAGCAAGGCATGAGTGGCATCGAGTTATTAAAGGAACAGGAACACTAACGTTGAAGATACACAAAACATGAAAACACTAACAGAAGATAAAACTTCTAAGAAATATAAAGATCTAGTAGCCCTTATCTTAGATAAGCACAAAGCAACATACCTAGGGGCGGGAGACAATGGTGTAGCCCTGGAATTACCCGATGGAAAAGTAATTAAGGTAACAACAGATAGTGTAGAGTTGAAACATGCTGAGACCCTTGCAAACTACAACTTCTCCTGTATCATACCAATCCATAAAATTAAAGTACTTTCTCAAGGATTAGGATACATAGTTATGGAGAATGCTGAACAATTAACAGCAGATGAGAAAACATTAATAAAGAGAACGATAAGCCAGGCAGAAGCCTATCTTTTAGATGATGATGAGGAAGCATTAAAGATCTTCTTAAAAGCACCTAAACTTTTAGAATTTTTAACCGGAATAAAAACAGCATATACTAGAGCAGGTCTAGACATAGAAGAAATAGACTACTCAGCAGATAACTTAATGAACTATAAAGGTAAGTTTGTTATGGTAGATCTGTAAGAAAAGCAATAAGATATATATTTATAATAAAATAGTTACATTAAAATGTCAGAATTTAAGTTCCCAACAGAAGAGATAGATCTTCCCTCAAGAGGATTACTCTATCCAAAAGATTCCCCACTTGCAGCTGGCAAGGTAGAAATGAAGTACATGACTGCAAAAGAAGAGGATATCCTAACCAATCCAAATTATATAGCTAAAGGAACCGTAATAGATAAACTATTACAAGCCTTGCTTATTACTAAGGTAGATTACAACGATTTACTGATAGGAGATCAAAATGCAATTATGATTGCAGCAAGAATCCTGGGATACGGTAAGGATTATGAGTTTACTTATGCCGGACGTACCCAAACAGTAGATTTAACTACTTTAGAAGATAAGGAATTCGATGAATCCTTAATTAACCCGGAAACTAACGAATTTTCCTTTACATTACCTTTCTCCAAGATAGAAGTTACATTTAAAATGCTAACAATCGGAGATAATAGTAAGATAAGAAGAGAGATTGAAGGTCTGCAAAAAATAAATAAAGACAGCAGCCCTGAAGTATCTACTCGGATGAAACACATGATTACCTCAGTTAACGGAGATAGAGAAATAGCATCAATTAGAAGCTTTGTAGATACTGCACTACTTGCAAAAGACGCAAGAGCTTTAAGAGCATATATCACCAAAGTACAGCCGGATATAAATCTAACAGTTACGGTAGAAAGTAGTAATGGCGAGGAGGACATTACTCTACCAATTACAGCAAACTTTTTTTGGCCTGACACCACAGTATAGAAAAAATATCTTTGACCAGATACATGAAATAGTATTTCACGGTAAAGGAGGATACTCCTTTTCAGAGGTATACGAATTCCCGATACATCTTCGAAAGTACATATACCATACGTTAACAGAGTATTACGAGAAGCAAAATAAACAACAAGACGGAAACGACCTCGCAGACAAAGTAAAATCAGGTGCAATTCAAGTACCGGACTTTATGAGAGGTAAAAAACTTGCATACAACGGAGGGTAGCTTAAAACACTACCCTTTGCTATTTATAATATATGGAGGAAAAAGAGCTAGATAAAGTTGTACGGCTAGAAGAAGCAAGAAAACTCATACTGCAGGATCAACTCACCAGTCAGATGAGTAATGTGGAGTCTCTAAAAGAAGCTCTAGGGGTAATAACAAAACTAACAGAAGCTGAAAGCACTCAACTTAGAATTTCTCGAGAAATAACTAAAGCGATAAACAGTCAGGATATAACTTTAAACTCAGTAGCAGAGAAAAATAAACAAATTGCTAAAAATAAAGCACTAATAGCAAAGAGTTCCTTGTCCGACAGCATTCTAGACATTAAGAGAATAGCAAAAGCAAACCAGTACAGCGAAGCAATAACGTTACAACAGAAAATTCTTCAAGATAAGCAAGAAGCACAGCTCAAATCTG